CCAGAAGTTACCATACAAAGTGAATAAGTATAGAAAGGAGTGCAGGACCATAACAAAAAGAGAAACATTACGGTCACAGAGAACAAAAACAGTGTCGTGACAAATACAAGAATAGGAAAAGGGTTAAGTCGCAGTAAGAGCGCGGAAAGACACATCGACATCGACCTGGAAATGACCAATTACGCCAGTTGTAGAAGTGTTGCCATAAATTTGGAGAACCCCAGCACAGTACCATTGAACAGAAGTTGTTGATGAAGAATTGATGAGCCAAGGGCCATATGGTCCTTCGGCCTGGTGCAAAGCTGAGCCAGGGATCACAAGTGTAGTTTGTTGTTTGAGATCAGAAACAAAGCTATAAGCATGACGAGCAGCATCGGAAGTGGCAGCAGGTTCGCCTGCAGTAGGTAACGGATCTAGTCCTACAGCCATAGAACCAGATACAGTAGACGCTACATAAGGCACCCATGTCATTACGATGGAATGAAATTGAGTATACTCGAACATGGTTCCAAATTTGGCAATTTTAGGTAAGAAGGTTGAAGTGCCCATATCGTTAGAGCCAGATAGGGCATCGAGACGTATGAAGTTGGCGTAGGTAGTCCCGGAAACGACGTTGACGGTGAAGACACCGCGAATCTTAGTGCGAATAGGTACATCAGCCGCTCCCGGCTGGATGACTATTTGGTTTCCTCCCCCTTTTCCTCTTCTTCTTCGGCCTCCCCTTCGCCTTCGCCTTCTCGCGTTCCCACTTTGATTTCGACCACCCTGATTGGCGGACGAGACCAGGGGCATGGCCATCTGGCTGGGGTACAGCAACTTCGGGCCCATCGGTACCGCTGCCGACACTTGGTTCGGTGCTATGTACTGACTGACCCTGTTGCGCACTCCAGACCCCAGGCCCGCAAGTGCATTGGTTAAGAGACCGGCCCCCGCAGCCATCGCATACTCTTGAAGTAGTCGGCGTCGGTCCGGGGTCCCTCTTGGGATGATTGCTTGAGACATTTTTGCCTTTAGCAGAAGATTTTGACAATTTTAATTTGTCAGCGACGGCTTTGTCAATCATCGAGTTTAGCTCACCAAAGTTGTCAATAAAATCAATGGTGGCGGATGGTCGGAAATTAGTTAGAACGGGTAGGCGACTCAGATCCTCAAAATTTTCCACAGCATGGCAAGCAGTGATAAACTCAGCTGCTTCATTAGGATCAACTTCACAATATTGATAAAGATCACTTGCAATCAACTCTTTATCTTCTTGAGGCCATGGCATGTTAATTTTGTAAATCTCCTCCCTCGACATCGTGGTCTCGTCTGGATCTGTTACACGTAAGATGGCCTTAGCTAAATCACCAACTAACGGAGTTTCACGATCTGTAGTGAAATACCCCATAGCCTTATTACCCAATTGGGTAGGGCCACCATCACGCGTCAAGTGAATCTTCGCGAGAGCACGAAATGGTTTGCAATAGCTACTAGTAGAGGTGCTAGGACTTGGCCAAATTCTAGATAAGAACTCGACTCGGTCATAGCTATGCTCTAAAGTAACCCCCATTCCGCACTTAGTACACACTTCAGTAAGCTTCGGTGCGTACGGAGTAACGTTGTCGTCCCCGAAAAAGATACCCAATCTTTCCCAGGCTAATTCCTGCGACAATCCCTCAAGTCTATAGGACGCATAAGTTAACATAGCGTTTACAAAGAAGTTCAAGAGACCGGTAATCCAACTACCAGACTTGTTATCAGGGCCAGCCGGTCGGGTGGGGCCATCGCGGAACCTCCCACCCACTGACACTTCATATTGAAGTCTGGTAAGTAGAATACCAATCGATACATCGAAACAACTTAATAACCACTGAGTAAAATATGCTCGTAATTCGGCTGAGATACTTCCGTCCATTTTCACAAAATCCGCCATAGTAACTTGACCTGATGGATCAGCTTGAGTTACTTCGGCCAACCGTTGACAAATTTCTACAGGTGTTTTACCAGGACCGTAGAAATTAAAGCGTTTTAAATACTCTGCAACTGGAATAGCAAAACATGCCAAGACTAGATTATGTTGATAATCCATCTCAGAAATGAGTCTCGGGCAGCCTGGTTTAGGTTGTGCTTCGCCTTTCAAATAGGCAATAAAAGCCTCCAGAAAGTCGAGAGTAAGCCAGGGTAAAATGCGAGAAGCCTTCGCGACCTGTGTAGGTCTATTTAATCTCTCCTTAACTTCATCAGGAGTTAAGGAGGCTAATGGTGTTTCTGGCTTCAATTTCCTCGAGAACTCTCCGCAGAAACCTTGAATCTGAGCTGGAATAGAGACGACGTTTTTCACATCCAATAAACGTTGATTCACAGCTTCGATCTCTAGCTGGCGTCCAATGACAGGAGCTAGAGCAGGTTCAGTTACTACAGAGAGCATGCTAGGTTGCAGTGCGGGACGATGCTCGCTAGATGCGTCAGCGGGATGAACATACGATGTTTGGGCTCGCAAGGTATGATGGATAATGGCGGTATCAGAAATATCCTCAGTGTCCCTTTCTTTCTTCAATTCCTCTAATAAAAGCGGAGCCACCACACTAGCGTTCGTGACCTTGGCAGACTTCAATAAGTATTCAATAGAACCGATCGTAACATCCTTAGAACTACGCACTCTAGCTTTTAAGCTCTCGAACGTATCCATAGGCAATGATACAGGGGTTCTAGTACCTACTGGAACACTAACCCACTGGACGCCGTCTTTCTTATAACAAACAAGGTTACATAGATTCCGACGCTCCAAAAACGTGGTATTAATGTGCCGCCAATAAGGTCCAGGAACTACATATGTAGGGCTAAGTACAATGACTCTACGACCAGGGTGTAGAGGAGACTTGTACTGGGCAACAGAGTAGGCATGTAAGTTGTCGTATTCATCCACAGAAGCGAGGTAGTCGCCCTCATAATTCCACAATTTGTGTTTATAAGTGGCTCCACCATCAACTTTGTAGACTAGTACGTCTCCCGACGTAAACCATACTGCGTTGTTACCAGCACCAGCCAATTGCTCAGGCGCAAAAGTATATATGACAATTGGCCTATCACCATGCATGTACTTTGGCATGTCACAGTAGTAATCAACATCAATGAAAACCAGAGCTGATTTACTATCGGGCATGTCATTCCGAAAATCATGGTGTAGGTCCCTCATATCATAATACAAGCGTCGACCATCCTCAGTTGATCTAGCAGAAGGGCTAACTTCATATGGTACATATCCAACATTACGAATCCCATTCAATATACCAGTCCTAGTAGCAGTGCGATGAGCAGCTGCCCCAGGATGGGAGTGAGAAGGGTTAGTGGATTCAAACTCAACGACGTTGAACGCTCGCTCAAAGTTGAAGCGGAAGTCAGGGTCAATTTTAACCCCGGATTCAGCAATCAACATAGAGAGAGCAACGTCACTTGTTGAGAACCGGTACCTCAGTTTGCGCAACAAACGCCGGACCTTCGAAGGGCGGAGTCTTGGTACTTGTAAAGGGTCTTTATATTCAAAGCAATTTCGACACATAAAGATCAAGAATTGAAGAGACAAAAGAC